AAGAAACAGTTATACGAGCAATCTTAGAAGACAATATCGAAATTGAAGGAGATTAATTGTATGAAAAACATTAGCTTGGAGTCAATCCGTATTCATAATTTTAAAGGTATATCGGACCTGATGATTGAACCAAATGGTAAAAGTATTGATATTTTTGGAGACAACGATGCAGGCAAAACAACTATCTATGATGCTTTTCTCTGGTGCTTGTTCAACAAAGATTCAAAAGAACGTACTAAGATTCAGTGGCGTCCACTTGATGAAAATAGCGAGCCAATTCGCGGTAAACAGACATCAGTAACTGTCGTTTTGACTATCAATGGTCAGGCAAAGGAGTTTGAAAAGGTCCGAGGAGACAAAGAGGTTATCAAACGAAATTCGGAACACAAGTCTTATGAGATGTTTACAAAATACCTCGTAGACGGATTAGAGACCACAACTAAGAAAGCATTTGACGATGAAGTAGAAAAAGTATTAGATCAAGACACATTTAAGAATCTGACTAGTGTGACTTATTTTTGTGAGCAGTTAGTGGCAGATGAACGACGTCAAAAGCTTTTTGAATACTTTGGCAGCAAGACAGATGAAGAGATTATCAACGAATCGCCATCAATTCACCAATTAAAAGAAATTATTGGTAATGATGACATTAAAACAGCTCGTGAGCGTGTGCTTCAAGAACAAAAGCGAATCAACGAAACGCTGAAAAATATTCCTGTAAAAATTGAAGGTATTCAAGCAGCATTGCCAGATATTGAAAATATCAACAAAGAGCAACTATTAACCACTCGCAACGAGTTGACATTAAAGAAAAATGACATCGAAAACCAGCTCGTTACTATTAGAAATGGTGGTAATATTTCAGAATTAATTGCAAGTCTTAATACAAAACAAGAAGAATTAACTGCTGCTAAATTGAAGCATGATAATGCACAGAATGCACGCATTAATGGCATTGAGCAAGGTAAGTCAAAACTCTTTGCTGATCTCAATAAAGCCCAGAAGACGTATGCAGATGAAGAATCAAGTCTTAATGTAACAGAACGTTTGGTTTCTATAAAAGATAATGAACTGATTGCATTAAATAAAAAGCATGAAGAATTGTACGACAAATATGATGAAGTAGAAGCTGAAGAATTTACAGGCGGTCTAGTTTATACCAAATTATCTTTCAATGAAAATCTTTTAGTTTGTCAGCACTGTAATCGTCCATATGATGTCAAGGATCAAGATGAAATGAAACGACATCATGAGGAAGAAGAGCAAAAACGTGCAGAAGAAATTGAGTTAACAAATAAAGAAATAAAAGCCCAGTTTGAAGCGGATAAGCAAATCAAGCTCTCTGAAATTCGAGAAAAAGGCATTCAAAATAACAAAGATCGCGAAGCCCTAAAAAAAGGGATCGGCGAGTTAAAAGAACAACTATTGATTAAAACAGAAGCATATAACATTGCTAAAAAACACTTGGAAGATGTGAAGGAAAACTTAGCTGATGTAGAGCAGCAGATTTCCTCATTAAAATTAGACAAAATACCATTTGAAGCAACTGAAAAATATTCAACTATCACTAAAGAAATAAAAAAATTGCAAGAGTACATTACTCAAAGTAACGAAGCTATTCTAGAACAAACTTCCGCTAAAACAAGTGAGATTACAGAAATAGATAAAGAAATCGCAATGATTGATGAAAAATTAGCCTTGCTAAAAGAGTATGAAAGACAGCTATCGATTATTGAAGATTTCAATGAACAAGAGCGCCAATTATCTCATAAGAAAGGTGAAGTATTACAAAAATTAGTACTATTTGAAGAATTCTTTATAACAAAACAGAACATGCTGCAAGAAATTATAAATAGTCATTTCTCAGTTGTTAAATGGAAATTGTTCGATTTCTTTGAAGATGGAGGACTCAATGAAGCAGTATGTGAACCGATGATTGACGGAGTACCGTTCAGTTCTCTAAATAACGGTAGCCGTATGCAAGCTGGATTAGATGTCTCCAACACTCTAATGAAACAGGAAGGCTATATCGTTCCAATTTTTATCGATAACGCTGAAGGTTTGACTAATCACAATAGAGACTCTGTTCAAGTAGATACACAAGTCATTGCGATGTATGTAAGCGAAAAAGATAAAAAAATTAGAATTGAACAGCATTCAATTGAAAAGGCAGGTGCAAAATAGATGGGATTTCTAAAAGACGAAACTGGGTTTATGATGATCGGAAACGTTCCGGAAGGAACCTGCGAAATTTGTGCAGTTAAGCATGATGAAGAGCAACCACATAATCAGCAAAGTTTAACATATCAATATAAATTCTATGACAAAAACGGAAGATGGCCAACTTGGAAAGATGCTATGAGTCATTGTCCCGACGAAATTAAAAAAGTATGGATGGCTGCTTTGACAGAGAAAGGAATAGATATTGATGACCAATGAAATTGCAAAAAATAAAATTTTCGAGAATAGATTAACTAAAATCAACGATACGTTTTTACCACAAGTTGAATCGCAGCTTGTAAGCAACGGAATTAATATGAATGAATATCAAAAACAATGCGTAATCAGCTCAATTCAAGCAATTAATACAATGCTTACAAATGCCAGTTTGTCAATTAATGATGTAGATTCAACGAATATAACAGAAACGCTAATGACCATCGCAGCATTACAAGTGAATGCATCGGCGATTCCTCGCGAAGTATATTTTCAAACCCGAAATGTTAAAAGAAAAGTGAATGATCCAAACACGGGCAAGCCGAAAGATGTTTGGATTAAACAGATTGAAATGGGAATTGAAGGAGATGGTAATGACGCCATTCTTTCAAAGTTCGGACGAAATGTGGCGCATGTTCATCGACATTGGGAAGTTCGGGAAGAGGACCATTTTTCGTACCCTGGATACAAAGGGCTGTCTGTGACTGATCCAGAGTGGGGACCCACTGGAAAAGGAAAAGTGGTTAGAGTTGTTTATCCAGTTGAAATGACAGACGGATCTGTTGAGTTCCATATTTCAGAGCGTGCAGACGTTGTTAAAAACTTAATTGCCCACATCAACCAAAATTTGATGAATGAGACGTTTGGACTAGCTGAAAATAAATTCAAAGCAACTCAGAGTCAGAGAACAGAAATCGAAAATAAAAAGCAAGAAATCATGAACAATTTGAAAACAATGTCTTTAGATGACATCTTGGATAGCGAAGAGTACCAGACTTATATTAGTCCCGCATGGAAATCTCCACAAAGTAGAGAATCCATGATTGTTCGTAAAATGAGAAACAACATTGTTAAGAAAATTCCTAAAAATTTTGAAAACGCCTATGTCGCAATGCAGTATCAGTCGCAAGATGATGAAGTGGTTAAATCTGTTAGAAAAGATGTCACTGAGCAAACAGCACAAGAAGTGTTCGATTTTGATGAAGAACCAACAGAAGTCAAACAAGAAGCAGTAAAACTCGATAAAGAAACTGCAGCAGATGAGACTATCATCGAACCAGAAGAGCCGATTCAAAAAGCAACAACGAATCAAGAAATAGAAAACGAACCAACCCAGACAGCGTTTTTTGATGAATTAACCACAAATATTGCTAGCGAAACAGATGGACGTGGCTTTTAATGATTGAAATTAATATACAAGGTTCTTCATCTGCAGGTAATAATTATTTACTTGCAGATGGAAACTCTTCCTTAATGTTAGAAGCAGGATTAAAGCCTAAAGATATTATGAAACAAGGTATTAATTTTTCAAATATTCAAGGTTTACTTGTAACACATGAACATGGTGACCACTCAAAGTATATCAATGATATTTTACTCGCTGGAAGATTTGATGTGTGGGCTTCACGAGGAACTTTAGAAGGATTAGGTATAAATAGACGGTCACATATTTTAAAAGCTAACCAGCAACAGAAAATTGGTGATTGGTTAGTTAAACCTTTTGCCACTATTCACGATGACAAAAAGGCACGGGCGAGAGAACCACTGGGCTTTCTTATTCTTTCACCTAGTGGAAAGAAAATAGTATTTGCTACAGATACTAACTATTTACCTAAAACGTTTAAAGACGTCACTCATTGGCTCGTTGAGTGTAATCATGATATCAAGTTAGTAAGACAGAGCAAACTGCCAAAAAGTGTTCAAGATCGAATTTTAAGAACGCATATGAGCATAGATGCCTGCAAAAAGTTTTTTCAGTCAACTGATTTAACAAAAACAGAAGAAATATATCTCATCCATTTAAGCGACAAGAATAGTGATCCAGAAAAATTTAAAGAAGAAATAGAAAAAATAACCAATAAAAAAATAATTATTGCATAGAGAGTGGAGGTGTGACATTGAATTATTTACAACAGATTCTTGCGTTTGACGATTATTTGCTTTATAAACAAAAGCTTTCATCAGGTCAGATTGCTTTATGGCGTGCATTAATGTCCATAAACAACAAAGCAGGATGGGCTACATGGTTTACAGCAGCTAATGCAACATTAGAATCTTTGTCAGGTTTGTCACGCTCAGGAATTAATAAAAATAGAAACGCGTTAAAGCAACTAGGTTTGATTGATTTTAAAAGTAATGGTCGAAAAGCTACTTCTTACAAGGTATGCGTACTTTATACGTTAAATAGTGCGCAAGAGAGTACACAACAGAGTAACGATAAAGTGACACTAAAGAGTACAACGCAGTCAACGAACAGTGGCACATTAATTAAACATAAACAAAACATAAACACAAATAATTCTTTTTCACCAGAAACAGATAAAAATAAATTAAATATATACGCTGCCGTCGAACAAAATTTTGGGAGACCACTTTCGCCTATCGAAATGGAAATGATTAAACAGTGGCAAACAGAAGATGGTTATCCAGATGACCTTATTCAATTAGCCCTTAAAGAGGCAGTTCTTAATCAGGCATTCAGTCTAAAGTATATGGACCGCATATTGTTAAGCTGGGAACGTAAGGGAATAAAGACAAAAAATCAAGCTATAAAAAAAATTAGTGAATACAATATGCGAAATGATCAAGAGGAGATTTCTGTCGATTCAATACCAAAAGTTACAATGCATAACTGGTTAAATCCAGAGGGAAATTAAGAGAGAGGTGCTGTGATGAAAGCGTGGAGTCAGTTTGAAAAAATGATTGAACAAACCAACGAGTGGTATTGTCGTAACAGAAAAGGCACAGTAGCAAAAATACCTAATGGAACTAAAACTATAAGGGTTGGTGGAAAACCCGTAGTGATTCCAACTAACAAGACAGGATGTGATTTTATCGGACATTTGAAGGGACGGCCAATCGCCTTCGATTGCAAATCTACTGAAAATAAAACTGCATTTCCATTTTATGTTGGAAATAAACCAATGTTAAAAGATCACCAAAAAAATTTTTTAAAGGATTTTAAATTAAGCGGTGGAACAGCATTTTTATTAATTCAATTCAACAAAAGTCATCAAGTATTTTTAGTGGATGTTGATGATTATTTAAATATGCAAAAAAACTTAGAACGTAAGAGTATTCCATTAGATTACTTAAAAGAATTTGAGGTTCGACAGCATGGATACTATTCACATTATTTAGAAAAGTTAGAGCAAAACTACTGGCAATAACAGATTTAGGAGGAGTGGAAATGAGCATTGCATTACCAAAACAAAAACATTTAAGAGGTCCGTTACTTGATTACCTGAGAATTGCAGAGGATAATGGCGATTTGTTTGCATGGAGAAAGGCGTGCGAAATTGGGCGAGAAATATTCTCAGGTGATTTTTCAGACAATGCTAAACCATTAATTGTTATATACAAAGATGGATCTTCAGAAGTATTTAACACAAGAGCTGATGTAATTTCAGCGTGTCGAATCGGAAATGAAACTTTGCGAAAATGTTTGGAGACTGGCAAACAAGATAGATTGGGTCGCTGTTATGACTATGCCATTTTAGAGTAGCAAATTGTAATAGCTAATCGTATCTTTTGGCTCAAGAGGTTAGTCATTATGAATTTTAAAATTATGAGTTTGGAGGGGGAGCAATGGGAAAAAATTTACTCAGAGAGAAGAAGCGATTGATACGACAAAAAATTCTTTTTCTGACGGGTGAAAACGAATCTTGGATGAAGAATCCAGAAATCGTGAAAGAAGTCCAGAGGCTCTCTAAGCAACTAGAGTCAGATCTTATAGCAGATAAGCGACCATTGCCCAGTTTAGATCCTGATAAATTAACAAAAGAGAAGTATCAACATTTCTTAGATTTAGGTTATCAAGTAGGAGATATTAAGAAAGCCTTAGGACTAGGCACAACAACCTTTCAAAATTGGCGAAAGGCTAACGGGATAGAAAATAAAATTAATAGAAAACAAAAGAAAGAGGAGAGTAAACTTATGAAATTTAACATTCATACAGCAAGCTTATTATTACCAGGAACATTTGGAGCAGAAGGAAAAGAGTGTATTACGATTTCAAAAAGCGGGTTGGCTTTGAGCGGTCCAGTTGTGAGACGATTAAACAAACCTGAATGGATTCAATTGTATTTAGATGAATCAAGATTAGCATTGTTTGTAATTCCCTGTAAAGCGACGGACGAAGGCGCTAGAAGTTGTGTAAATCCGAAGTCAAAAAAGAAAGCAGGGTATCGTAAAAGCTGGTCAGGTAGCATTTTAGAGAAGGTAGCAAAAGCCAGCAAGATGGATATTGAAAATCATCGTTATCATGTTGAACCAGAAAGCGTTGAAGGCTATCCAACTGCTCTTGGTTTTGATTTAACGAAAGCCGTAAAAAATTAATTCTAAATTGTTGAGGGTGAAAAAATGAAATTAACTAGTGTGATATTTGAGTCGTCGGTTGAACGCTTTCCGCCACTTGTGGCGATAGATTTAGACCAGTTAACACCAGATGAATACGTGACACTTAGAAATTTGGGCTATGATACGCAACTTTCCAAAATTACAAAAAGGACCTTTGAAGAGTTGGAAGGCCATTTGGGAATTCGAGGAGACGTTGCAAAGAAAAATGGATTTTATGTATTAATTAAATAATCAGAAGGTAGTGAAAAATTGTGACTTATCCGAATTTTGAGAAAGATAGCTCTACCTGTGCCAATTGTGGTAACGCATTGTTTAATGATGGAGAATTTACTAATCAATCATATTTAACAATTAGAGACAATTTTATGATAGTTAATTTTTTCCAGTTTGAAGATGGAACAGACAATATGTTTTGTGATGCAAATTGTCTTGCTAGTTTTCTTTCAGCGGAAGAAGTGGAAATATTAGAAAGCGAGTGAAGAAGATGAT